GTTGTAGCTCGTAGAACAGGCGGCACTGCAGGAACGGCTGGCGATATTGCCGCATACGGGCGACGAGCAGCCTTTAAAAATGTCGCAGGAGTATTGACGCAAATTGGAACTACTTTGGCTGTGGGCACTTTTGAATCTCAAGCAGGATGGGATTGTACCGTAGTTGTTTCTGGGACAAACATTTTAGTCAGCGCTACAGGAGCAGTAAATAATAACGTAACCTGGCATTCAACAACTCAAGTATTAGCAGTGGGAAGTTAATATGATTAGATCGGCAGAATTACAAGCAATGTATGAAGCAAAAGCAAAATTACAAAGAGTCATTCAATTACAAGAAAAGGTAGAATTTGGTTTAATTGAAGCAGACTCCACTATATACGATTTGACTCAACAGCAAAAAGATAACTATTTAGCAGCAATTACCTCTGAAAAGATTACGCTTATAAACGAGCTTGTCGCCATGATGAACACTTATTTAACACAGTAAACTATATGATTGGAAAAGATGTTATGTACGCACTACCACTATCCGCTACGCAAACGCTGTATGGTTTGCTTTCTAAAGTTAGCTTACAGGTTACTTCTCCGACGTTTAAAGAAGATGCTGAGAAGCTGCACGAGGCAAGATTAGAACTTGAGAAACTGCTTACATACTATCAAGAGCAACAAAAGGCTGAATGACACTAATTCTCCTGCTTAATCCGAAGCAGTATGGCTCTGGAGACAGTAGCGACATTCTTGATGTTTATCGAAAGAAACGCCGTCAGGAAGAACGGGAAGAAGAAGAACTTGCCGTTAAAATACTATTAGACCGTTACAAGGAGTTGCAGCCAACGACAGAGGAAGAGGTTAAGTTTGACGCACTTCTTACAGGGGCTCTACAAACTCAATACTACGGTTTAGATGCAAAACGTCAGAAACGGATTCAGCAATTATTCCTTTTAATGCTAATGGATGATGATTGATATGACAAAGAAGCAAAGCACATGGCCTACACGATTTGGTAAGCTAGGCGATAAAGTTTTTGGAGAAAACGATCCATTTAACCAACCTACTGATAAAAACTCTTGGGCTAGAGATAACTATCCCCAAGATGAAATGCCCCCAACACGTTCTCCCTTAACTGGTAAATATTACACCAGTAAGGCGGCGCTCAGGGCAGAATACAGGTCTCACGGTGCTGAAGAAGTCGGAACTGCCTATGAAAATGGGTACGATCCAGCAGAAAAGCAGCAACGGCGAGAGGCGGACCTAGTCCGTAGTATAAAAGACCAAATAATAGATAGGTATAGAAATGGAAGATAATACAGAAGTAAAAGCAGACGTAGAGAAAGTTGGTGTATCTTTACGAGACAGTCTGGAGTCAAAGTTTAGCGCAAAGGATGAGGCAGATAGGGTAGAGGCAACAGCCGTTAAAACTGAGAATGATGAGGAAGGTCAAGAGGAAGAGGTAACAGAGGAAACCGCACCAGAAACATCAGTACAGCAAACTAACCTTCAGCTAAATCAAGCTACACAACCTAAGCAAGAAAGATTGGCAGTTGCCCCTCCAGGCGATATGTCAAAGGAAGAAAAAGAGGCTTTCCTTAATCCTACCGCAGATAATAGTCATATTTTACAATCCTATCTGAGCCGTCGAGCGTACCAAACCCAGAGCGATTATAGCCGTAAAATGAATGATTTAGAGCAAACCAGGCAAAAGGTAACTGGTCTCTATAATGTCATTAAGGACCATGAATCTGACTATGTCAGAAAAGGTCTAAACATGGCTGACGTTACTAGACGGTTTATTGAGTGGGATAAGGCGATGGACGCTAATCCTACACAAACTGCGTTAGAGTGGCTTGATGCTTATGAGATTGACCTGAACGAGTTAGTTCAGATGCGACAACAAGGGTACGCTCCGCAGGTCGAGCAACCTAAGTATTTGACTGCTGCTGACGCTGAACGCATAGCCCAAGAAAAAATACAGGCTATGATGCAACAACAACAGCAAAGTGTTCTTGCCGAAACCAACTATAATACAGTACAATCTTTTATGAATAGTAAGCCACTATTCAAGGACCCAGGTACCGCTCTCCAACTAGAGGAAGCGATGGCTCCAGTAGTGGCAGCTTTGAGTCAACAGGGAGGCAACCCTCAAGATATACTTGAGACTGCCTATAACTATGTGACAAAAGGCAATCCTACTTTTGCAGCCCTGACCCAACGGTTAGAAGCTCCAACAGTAGTAGAACAAAAGGTACGCCAAGCTGAAAAAGCGAAGGCAGCGACCAAATCCATATCGGGAGGCACAGGTAGTGGCTCACCCCGACTACAAGTAAAAGATTTAAGAACAAACCTTCAACGTCGATTTAACGGCGGTGAATAAATTTAAAGGAATAAAATATGGCAAATTTAGAAGAAGCAGTAGTTGCAACGCTCTTTGATCAGAGCGATGCTATTGCCGATGAAATTATGCACCACAACCCTGTTTTAGCTGCATTGCAGGAGCAGGGTTTAGTAAGACGGTTTAGCGGTGGATATGAACTCCGTAAACCAATAATGTACAATGATAGCGCAGTTGGCGGATTCTACGCTGGCTTCTCTTCATTCAACCTTGATGCAATCGACGATTTCACAGCGTTCAGATTCGCTATTAAGCAGTGCTATGAGCCTGTAGCGATTTCTGGTCGTGATCGTCGTGCTAACAGAGACGAAGCTCAACTTCTTGACCTCGTAGAGACCAAGATGAAGGCTTCTATTGCTCGTTTGAAGAACACTGTATCTACCTCCCTTAGAGGAGATGGTACTGGTTCCAGCGGATTGGAGTTTGACGGTCTTAAGAAGGCTGTTTCTACATCTCCAACTTCTGGTACTTACGGTTCTATCGACCGTTCAACCAACACCTTCGCACAGAACGTGGCTGTCAACGTGACTCTCTCTGCATCAAACGTGCAAGAGCAAATCACTGATGCTATCAGCCGTGTTACTCGTGGCGATGAGATGCCTGACCTCGGAATCATGGATAGAACAGCTTGGAAGTATCTCCATAGCTCTCTAACCGCTATTCAGAGAATACAGCTTCCTGCAAAGAAAGCTGTAGCTGGCTTCAGAGCCTTGGATTACGATGGTTGCTCATTCGTTTTCGACGGTGGTTACAACTCCTCCGTTCTTGAGACAAATAGCACCCGTCTTCTGAACACTAAGTACTGGACAATGGACCTTGTTCGTGGCGCAGACTTCAAACCTCTCGCTCCTGATATGGCTCGTCCAGTTGATCAAGATGCTTTCTTCACAGTAATTATTGTTGAAGGAAACCTCTGTTGTTCAGCTCCAGCTCTTCAAGCTGTTATTTATCAATAATAGTTAAGATTAAAGGAGATAGATTATGTCATTGAACGGAACACAAGGATTAAATAGCACAAGAACCTTTACTGGAACTGAGGTGCCACTTCCAGCCAAATTAGGCGATATTGCTAATGACAAGCGTGGTAAATTCATGTTTGTTAAAGCCACGGCTGCTGTAACTAAGTACGATGCAGGAATCATTGATAAAGATTTCGGATTTACTTCCGTAACTACAACCAATGTTTCAACACCTCCAAAAGGACTTGGTATAGCTCAAGTAGCAGCCTCTACAAATGAATACCTTTGGGCATTTATTGGAGAAGGTGGTGGAACAGGTAGTGGTATTAAAGTTAGAGTAGCTGCGCTTTATGCCGCCGGTACTAAGTTGTATACAACTGGAACTGCTGGCGTATTGGATGATGTTGCTACTGCTGGAGTAATAACCGGATTAGTTGGTTTAACCACCGACAGCGGTTCTGGCTCTGCTGTAGAAGTGCAATCCTACCAAGGAATTTACTCTAACATCTAATAACTGAGGGGGCTTCGGCCCCCTTTTATAAGGAGATTTTATGGCAGGTGCATCTACATTAATTGGTCTCGGTATGCCTCCAGAGTTGGCTTCTGCGGTATCGGACGGTGTTTTTACTGGCACATTGAATGTGACTGGTGCTTCTACGCTGACTGGTGCTGTAAATGCTACAGGTGCAGGTATTCGTACTAAAATGGCAATTAATAACGTAAACGACACTACTCCTACTAATGCTGAGTTGACTACCTCTTTTGGTACTCCAGCTTCAGTTGGAACTGGATTTATTGGCGTGGTTAAGGATGCTGATACTGACACTAACGGATTTTTAGTGTTCAGCAACGGCGTAACTTATTACTACCTCAAGTTTACAAAAGCCCTATAATTAAAGGGGGAGGCAACTCCCCTTATCTTTTACTTTTGAGGATTTATGACAAACTACACTGGAAATACTACAACCACTACCCCAACGATTGCTAATACAACCAGCGTTACAATAGCAGCTACCAACGTGAATCGTAAGTTCTTGCTCATTCAAAACAATAGCGCAGCCAACGTAGCAATTAATACAAACGGCTTTACTCTCACCGGAATTGCTCCTACCTCGACAAACTTCTGTATCGTCTTATCAAGTACAGCAGGAGCTAACATTTTACGATTCGCAGATGGATTCGTACCACAGGGTGTAATAACTGCTTACCAATCAAGCGGAGCAAGTATTAACACTGTGACAGTCGTAGAAGGTTAAGCTATAGTTAGGCCGATAATGCCTAATTATAGGAGATAATATGGCGCAAATTGACTGGAATAGCATTATGAATGGCAACGGACAACCAAAAAGCCGTTGGTCAGGAGCTAATGTTAAATTCCTGAATGTTGTACGAAAGAATGAGGCGAAAAGCCAGCAAGCTGGACGTGACATTTACGATGAGATTCCTTCTATCTCAATTCAATGGCCTGGTGGCGATGAGACCGTAAGAGCAATAGATGAGAAAGATAAAGTAGAGCATCCGCAGCTATGGGCTGCTTTTACTGCTGGAATAGGTCCAGTACAATCGGGTATGCCGCTAAAAGAATGGACACGGGTAACAGCCAGTGCAGTGCATGAACTAGCTTACCTAGGTTTCCGCACCGTTGAGCAACTTGCAGAAGCTAACGACGAAGTTAAGCGTCGTATGGGACCGCTTGGTAAATACATAAAGGAAGCGCAAGAATGGCTTGCTGCTGCTAACTCAGGACAATCTCAAGTAGTAGCTTTAAAGGAAGCATTAGAACGAGAGAAGACCAGAGGCGATAGGCTTGAGAATCAGATTGAATTGCTGATGCAAAGAATTGAAGC